GCTTACCGAAGAAAGTACAGCAGGCGCCCTACGTCCACGAGACGTGCGCGCACTGCCCGCACACGAAAAACCTACCCCCGTCGTCGGGCCCCAATGCGACGATCTTACCGCAAAAGAGGAATGAGCACCAAGGCGATCCTCAACAAAACGTCACGAAAGAAACGTGATACGATGCTCACAGTATCGAACACTTCCTCAACCGGCGCTTTCCAAGAGCTTAAAACTGGCCCCCTCATCATCGCTGGCAATTCCAACGCAGCCGTGCTGTGGTTGGCAACTGCACGCGACTTCGACAGGGATGGCGGCCTCAACACCATCACCGATCTAGCCGCCCGCACCTCAACCACCTGTTACATGCGCGGCCTGTCCGAGACTCTCCGCATCCAGACCAACTCCCCTGTCCCCTGGATCCACCGTCGAATCTGTTTCACTTTCAAGGGTGACAGATTATATCAACCGTACCAAGGTGACACTATCGGGACACCGTGGCAGGACACTCAGGGTCCAGGCATGCGACGTCAGTGGCAGAACATGTCTGTCACCGGAGCCAATGGCATTTATGCTGCCCTAATAACAGTCCTTTTCCGTGGAGTGGCTGACGTTGACTGGAACGACGTCATGACAGCCCACATTGACACCACCCGTATTACCCTCAAATACGACAAAGTCCGCACCTACCAATCCGGCAACCAGAATGGGTTCGTGCGCAGTGTGAAGCATTGGCACCCTATGAACAAAAATCTGGTGTATGATGATGATGAATCTGGTCAAAGTCACACAACGAAGTACGTAAGTGTGGACAGCAAGGCGGGAATGGGAGACTATTACGTAGTCGATTTCTTCGCCCCGGGAGGCACACGCACAGCCGGGGATCTCCTCTCTGTGAACTCAGAGACTAGTCTGTACTGGCATGAAAAATAGCCCTAGATATCTCCACAAAATCACAATTCTGCTCCATCCATTCAAAGTCAGGGTTGCTGCCTGGCTTGTACCAATCTAACCGAGGGTCCGTGTTGCACACCCAAATCGTAGGTTTACCCCACCTGATAGACCGCTTCTTGCGGTACTTGTCAGTTATGGTGAACTCGAACTGTCCCCCCATCCAATTCTTGTAAGAAGGGACATATCCGAAGCCACCGGCGATGTCGTCGAAAATGGCGTATCCGGCACTCTGCTCGTCGAGCTCATCGGCGTTGAAGAGGCCCCCGAAATAGGCGTGTGGGCCCAGGCTTCTGGCCCAAACAGTCTTTCCCAGTCGTGTTGCTCCATACAAGACCAATCCCCTCGGCCTAAAAATACACTTCGTTAGCTCAAACTCTAAATTGAACCCTCTCCCCAACCACTGTGTTACGGTAAAGGAGGGCGAGGTGGGGCAGGCGGCTTGCCGCCGAAGCGCCCCCACCGCTTAAGCCCGACGTTAGGAGCCAAACAACAATCAAAAATGTACCCACCTACCAACATACGGGTTCCGCACATTCTGCTCTGCCCAAAAATCCAGCTGCTCGGGTACGTCGAATCGGCCTTGCGGAGTTACGTACTCTGCCACCACTGGCCGGTACTTCCACTCCGCGTATAGCTTGAGAGACCCAAAATTGCATCCGAGTTGTTTAGGAGCAAGAGCCGCCAGCTTCTCAAAAAACTCCCCTTCAGTCGTAGCGCAGATGATCTCGCCCCAGATGTCTGCCTGCGTCCGCTCGGAATCCTCCTTATCTCCGCCCGGCCGTTCGCATGCATCACCAATGATAAAGTGCCCCTCCTTGTGGCCTGCGTACTTGCCGACGTAATCCCAGCGTCGTCCAGGGTTCGCCGAAAATCTCTTGATGTTCGCCCGACGGCCTCCCACAAAGAAAAGTTGTCCGGCGTCTGGGTGAGAAAATGGCTCATCCCACTGTACAAAGCAGTGGAAATGAGGTTTGCCATTCTGATGGAGCTCTCTACCAAGTCGGTACACTGCTCCAGTTCCCGTAACTGCATCAATAATGCATTGAGGATCGAAGTCGTCTGGACAATCGGAATAGGTGAGGAGGACATAGTTGACTGAGTCGAGCTTGAACTTGCGCATGCTGATTTTTGGGGTCGAACTTAACACTGTAGACCCCAAAAAAAAAACGCTCACCCCAGACCTATAAGTACCCCGAGTCGGCCCAAAGTTCCCCCGCCCTGCCCTAACTACCCCTCATGCCCAGCCTTCCCTGCACGTATGGCTTACCGAAGAAAGTACAGCAGGCGCCCTACGTCCACGAGACGTGCGCGCACTGCCCGCACACGAAAAACCTACCCCCGTCGTCGGGCCCCAATGCGACGATCTTACCGCAAAAGAGGAATGAGCACCAAGGCGATCCTCAACAAAACGTCACGAAAGAAACGTGATACGATGCTCACAGTATCGAACACTTCCTCAACCGGCGCTTTCCAAGAGCTTAAAACTGGCCCCCTCATCATCGCTGGCAATTCCAACGCAGCCGTGCTGTGGTTGGCAACTGCACGCGACTTCGACAGGGATGGCGGCCTCAACACCATCACCGATCTAGCCGCCCGCACCTCAACCACCTGTTACATGCGCGGCCTGTCCGAGACTCTCCGCATCCAGACCAACTCCCCTGTCCCCTGGATCCACCGTCGAATCTGTTTCACTTTCAAGGGTGACAGATTATATCAACCGTACCAAGGTGACACTATCGGGACACCGTGGCAGGACACTCAGGGTCCAGGCATGCGACGTCAGTGGCAGAACATGTCTGTCACCGGAGCCAATGGCATTTATGCTGCCCTAATAACAGTCCTTTTCCGTGGAGTGGCTGACGTTGACTGGAACGACGTCATGACAGCCCACATTGACACCACCC